CCCTCAACCAGCGCTGACTAGGCGCAAACTCGGTCGTGTTTCATGTTACGACTAGAGGAAGATCCCTAGCCGCTGTGTGTAGATCGGAACTTTTTCGTAACCGACAGATCCTGGTACAACGAAGTATTTAGGATCTGCCCAGTCACATTGGCCTTGTGGGCTATGCGGCTGTTTTTGGTTATCCCCTTCGCCTCTAGCATAGATGCTATAGGCCGGGAGAAGCTCATCACCGGCATGTCGCCGCTCATCACGAGCCTGGACATGACGGTATGAGTAGAAAAAGCCTCCACTCCAACCCAACTCCGAAGGAAAAACGCGTTCAACTTTGCGTCTACCTTTTGCGTCGACGGCCGTTATTTTGACCTTTTTGCGCAATGGAGTCCAGTCACCGATGAGGTGACCATCGCCGTAACCATCTGGACCAAAGATGATTAGGTCTGGGTGCAGCTTGCTACGCACGACTTTGGCGAAATCCAACTCACCGGATCGCATGTAGTAGTTGTGGAGCGAGAAGAGAGTCTCCGGACTTACTAACGTTTTCTGATAGTAAGGCCGGATATCCAATCCCTTGAAGAAATCACCACCGCAACTCTCTCTGAACGGGCCGCTCCTGAAACTCTTCCGATCGTTGATCGTGAAGCCGCAGAAGGCGAACACCAATTCACACAAGCTGTACGCATCCGAAGGGATTATCAAATCATCCCCGAAGATACTAAGCAAGCGTTGAGAGAGTCCCAGATGGCGTAGGCAAGCCCACGCTAAAGCCCAAAAAATCAGGCTTTCGAGCTCGAAGGTAAAACTATTACCCATTGTCGAAAACTTCTCGAGTTTATGGACAATTCCTTCGTACTCGACCTGGCCGGTTCTTGCTAATGAAAGCAAGGTCAGCCAGTCATCTGGCAGCAGGAAAGCGACCAACTGTGAAGCAATGTTGTCGCTGGCCGAGGAGAAATCAACAGTAGCTATAGAGTTATTTTCGCTACCTAGCTTCGCAAGGGCACGATTACGCTCTTGCGTGCTAAGATCTATCCCAGCCTTCTTCAGACGCTTCCGTATTGCCTTGCCCAAGCCCTGTTGGAACAGGACGTTTAAACCGGGTTCGACAATGATCGTACGGAACTTCTTTGCGTCTTTGGGTACGAACTGTAAACGCCCGAACACCCTTGCCACGTAAACATCGGCAAAGTCTAAGCCGACTTCGTCTGCGTGGAGTAGCGTATAGAGCGGCAGCTGCGATAAGAAACGATCGACAAACTGCATCAGTTCAGAACTACACTCAGGTGGAGCGCCAAGCTTTACTCTAAAGCACGCCTCCTTCTTTTTCGTTGAAACTGTCGACCCTGGACCGAAGGTAAATTCCAACTGCTCTAAAGCGGGAGCAGCGTCAAGCACTTTCCGGATCTTTTCTCGTGCGTCCGTCAGGATGACGTCGTACGGATACCCCATGGGGGTACCGAGCCGGTAGTTGCAAAAACGCTGGTTGACGCGGGAGCAGGTACCTTCGGATTGCACGAATGACCGGAACGCCGCTTTCTCCTTGTCTTTACTACCAGTCCAGCGAAGGGGCTCGAACTTCTGAAAGAAGCTTAGAGCCTGCCGAGCATGGTAAAGAGACAGGGGATCATCGGAGTCCCGGTAATCAAGTTCGAAGCCAAGCAGCTGATCCCAAGCAGACTCAGAAATAATACGACTGAGCGAAACTTGGAACCTACCAGCCAGCGACGCGTGCGCCAGAGCGAACTCTTTAAGGAGCCCAATACTCTCGTCATACGAGTGATAGTCCAACCAACCTGCCTTTTGCATACAGCCTCCTTTTGAAGCTTAGTCAGTTCCCAATCAGATCCTCGCCTCAACGCATCACGCGCCAGGGAAGAGGAGATTGCTGATTGCGTACAGAGCAGATTTATCGACGGCCGCATCGCGGTAGGCGTGAGCACCCGCGGAAGACGGCGCAAGGCCGACTCCAGCGGTACTGCCCGCGCCGCATAGCAGGTGCGAAACCATACGAAGCAGCTCTGCACGAGTATCGTTCGTTCCCCGGGGGCTGAGCTTGAACGTCACAGACGCGAATTCCGTGTCAGCGACGGCAGGCCCAGCTTGAACACCGGAGGAGTTAACGGTACCGGACGGGATCACCTCCATGATTGGTTTGGTGATCTTGAAGTTGACCCGGACGCTGTTGTCCTTAAGGGTCTCGTTCTGCACCTCTAGCCGGCCTTGGCCGACGATCGGTACCCCGCTGACGTTTTCACGCCAAGACGGGAACGGGACATCCTTAACAGGACAAAAGATGTGGTCAGTTGTTCCATCCACATCGGAACGGAGCAGGATATTAGCCATTGCAGGCATAATTTACCTCTGTCTTAACTGCTGTTAACTAGTAAGAGACTAGCGGCCCAGTTACTTTCGATACAGGTTCGCAATGAGCGCTATTGCATTAACAGTGCGCTGACTGCTCCTGTACAGGCTTGCGAAGCCTCTGAAAGTTGGTAGTGGTACAAACAAATTGTTTTGAGTCGTACGAGTTAGTGTCACATGATGACACACCGCCGACCCTCCACCATAGTTGTACTTACCCGCATCGGTTACCACACACGATGCGTCCCATTTCACCCTATCGGAGATGCAAAACTCTCCTTTAAGATGAGGTATTACCGCCAGGTTGCTTAGATAGGTCCCAATAGGGACGAACCAATCGGCAACGAAGCTGTAGGGTACCCGTTCCCAAGCAATGCTAACTGGGTCGAGAAGACCCAGCTTGCGCTGCTCGGATAACTCCTCAGTCATCCGGTAAATCAGATTCCGGCTGACACGTTTCTGGCCAATGCAGCGGTATAGACTCGGGGACTGACTTCCGTCAGCCTCAAAGATCCTACCATGCCTGACCGTTACAGAGGAGCGCCTCGGAGGGTTTGCAACGACCTCCAAAGCATCGCATGCAGCTTTTACGTCGGATAGCAATGGCAACCATCCGTAGACAAGAGAAAGGTGCGTACCGGCTAGATCGCCGATACCTAACCTCTTCTTGGCTGCTTTTAGATCACTACCGCTGACCGTGCGCGATAAAAAACGCAAGGCTCCTCCTAGGTCTCCCTTCTTTAAAGAGAGTGCAATACCTAAGAAGGCTTTAGCGGTTCCCTCAACAGATCGAACGACCTCCCCAGCTTGCCCGATGAAGACGCCAGCATTGAATTCATGCCGGCGTACCGCATTAGACAGCTTGTCGAGGAGTCGTAACTCGTCGTCTTGGGTGAAGTTGCCAACCACGGGCATACCTATGCCCATCGGGTAGCGGCCGGGGTTAACTTCTCGTGTGACCAACTCCATACTATACGGGTTCCAGTGAGACTTGTCAGAGGGGCTATCAGCCCCTGACCAAGATTTCCTGAAATTTGTATTGTATGGGCCAGGTTCACCCGATTGTTTCACTCCGACTGTCACTTCAACTCCCGGTGATTGCGAGAAGGACTACGTTCCATCCCTTTTGAGGACTTCCCATAGTATCTAGAGGCCATTGGCTAACGCCAACTCTAGACGAGCACTCCCC